GCCTGCGACTTTTGCTCTTTGTTCCAAAACTGTAAGGATTTGAATTTTACGTGCAAATGGTTTGTTAATTTTTTTAACTTTAGCCACAGTTTTTCTAGCATCTGCTGGAGTTTTAAATGCAATGCTAACAGTATCTTTGGGGTTTTCATCTGTGTATAGCCTCCTACCGCTACCTTTGGGTTTTTTTCCTGTTCCTACTTTTGGGTCTCTTTTTCTTTTCATGTTTCTTTTTACTTGCTGGTGCACTTCTAGTAAGCACTCTTAGGTTAGCTCTTGAAATCATTAGCGAAACCTTTTTGAAATTTTTCTAGCTTTTTTAGTTTGTTTAGAAAACTGTTTTCCTTTTTTAGTATCTGCTCTTTTCTTTCTAGTTGTAGCAGCATACTCTGCTGAGGACATAGCCTTAATTGCTTTTTCAGGTAAATATCTTTCTCCTGTTTTTAAACTAGGTTTACCTGATTTAGTTCTCCATTTTTGTTTTGTCCAGTTTTTTAAACTTCTTTGTGATTTTTTTAAAGGCATATTAGTTTCCAAATATTGCTATATAAGCATCTGTCTTTTTTGGCTCTTTTATAAATCTTCTTTCTAAATGATAAGGAGCTTTAATAGTATTTAACATTTTCCAAAAAGACTGCCTGCCAGGGTCTACAATAAATAAGCTTTTATTATTATCTAATAAATAATAAATAACCTTGTGCCATGAATCTATATGCTTTGTCCAAAAACACATATCGCAAGCTACATAAAAATCATAATCTAAAGGTAAATCAGTATTAAAAATGTCATACTGTTTAAAATTAGGTTTAGTTTCTGTTAGCTTACACATTAAATTAAAATATGGTTTGACAGATTTATCATAGTCAAAACCTGTAACACTAGCACCTTGCTTTGCAAAGTAACAACTTAAAGGACCCCAACCACATCCTAAATCTGCAATTTTATATTTACTAAAATCTACATCTTTAAAAGCGTCCATAAATATTAAACTTGAGTTCCATACTTTATTGCCGTGCATTGTATGTACGTTGTTCTTACGTTTAAGTTTACGTACCTCTGGATGCTGAGACGTTGGAATCTCAATGTTATTTATTTTAAGACTTGTAGCCACCGCCAGCCTTCTTATATGCTTTTGCTAACATTTGTGCTTTTCTTGCAGACCATTGTCCTGGTCTACCGCCTTTACCGCCAGCTTTAATTCTATTAAATATACGCTTACGCATACCTGGTTTTGTATAGTTTCCAGCTTTATTTACTGTTGATTTACTTCTACGTTTTGCTTTTACCATTTTACTTTATCTGCCCACCATGCTGCTGACATTTTTCCTTTTCGTATATTTTTAGCGTGTCTTGCCTTAAAAGATTTACGTTTAGCTTTCATTCTTGCAGACTCACCTTTTTTAGGTTTACCTGCAGTTCCTGATAATGTTCCAACTTTTTTACCTTGTTGTCCAAAACGAATAGTTTTTATCTTATCGCCTTCTTTAGCAACAACAATATGTGATTTAGTTGGATGATTAGGAGTACGTTTAGGTTTGTTGTAACCACTTACTCCTGCTCGTTGTAAACGAGAATCTTTTTTAGCACGTGACATTATTACTCTTTAGATTTGCCAGCCTTAGTTAAAGCAATAGCAACAGCTTGTTTTTGAGGTTTACCCTCTCGAACAAGCTTGCTAATGTTTTTACTTATGGTTTTTCTTGACCTACCTTTTGACAAAGGCATTACTTAGTTTTGCCACCACCGTATAGTCTTGTAACCATGTCTTGGAAGTTTTCAATTCCGCCTTGATTGCCTCTACGCATAGAAAGTTTTTTGCCCATGTTTTTATTTACTTTCTTTTTGACGGTTGATTTTCCACCTTTCATAACTTGAGTTTTTCTACCACCCATTTTATTTACTTGGGTTTTTCTACCACCCATTTTATTTACTTTTTTCTTAACAGCAGTTTTACGTCCACCTTTCATTACTTTGGTTTTTTTACCACCTTTTTTCATTACTTTGGTCTTTTGACCGCCTTTTTTCATTATTTTACTTTTGTCCACAATTCACTCCTTAGTGTTATTAAAGATTTATAATCTTTAGGTTTATATTTTTTATAATAGCCTTTACCTTTTATACTGTCTGAAGCCTTTACTAATATATCTAATCTTTGTAAGAATAATTGGTAATAATCTTCTTCTAGTAATGGTTCAAAATCATCCTGATTTACTCCATGTGCTATTTCTGTGTCTGGGTGTGCACCCATCAACCAAAGGTTGTCTTTAGAAATATATTCATTTAGTAAATTAACTCTATCAGCTACTTCCTCTGCAGATATGTTTTCGTGGTCTAAACCACAATATACTATCACATCGTATGTATCATCAAAGTTTTGGATTTCATTTAACAAATCTTCCCAATCACCACCTTTACCAATCATCACATGAACTTTATCTTTGTTCCAGGAAAATTTAGCAAAGGGACAAGCGGGCATATTGTTATAGTCTGGATTGGGTTTCTCTAATACCTCTTTACTCCATTCTCGGATTTCTTGATATAAAGAATCCTTATCCATACTATGAACTCTTTTTAGGTCTGCCTCTTTTTTTTGTTACCTTTTTTTTGGTAGTTTTTTTCTTTGGTGCTTTACCACCTACGTAAGCTTCATTAACATCTGGGGTAGATGGGTCATCAGCTACGTAATGTCCTTTTTTGTTTCTAGTTCTTACACCAGATAGTTCGTCCAACTTACGTTGAGCATCAACTAAATCTGGGTCTGGTCCAAAGATAGGTGTGTATATACCATCTTCTCCCTTTTCTAAAACTAAATACTGTGGTGGAAAGTTACCGTTTGTTGCAATTATATATGCCATAAAGTTCTCCTTAATCAGAATATACTTTTATCATTTCTAAAACTATAGAATAAGTATCGCCTGAAGAATGTCCTTTAGTAGTAAAAAGAATATCTCCATTTTTACCACTACCTGCATTATTAGGTATACCTCCAAAGTCTTGAAATTCCATGTGACCATTACTACTTTCTGCTAATTCCATGATTAATACATTGGTTGAAGCATTAAAGAATAATTGCACTGACATTCCGACTACAGCGTGACTAACTCTAGTTAATCTAACCTCTGAACAAGCAGTGCCTGCAGAGTTAGCAGCTAAAGTAGAAACATCCACTTTAGCTACTGCTGATTCTCCAGTGCCATCGCTGACGTTAGTAAACTTCATAACACAGTTTCTTTCGCCATCTATAATAGTTTGCGTAGTTACTGTATCTGCCATTGTTTACTCCTATGCGTCAGAGAAAGCTGGTACGTCTGCACCTTCTTGGTTGCCCCAAATATACCAGTTGGTGCTATCTTTCGCTAAGATATTAATTTCAAACAAACCAAAGTCTGTAAGAGTTAATATAGAGTTGGAGTCACCATCTGAATATACTGAGACGTTGTCAGCATTAGAATCTAAATGAACAATACCACCAATAAAGAAATTAGTATTAGAGCCTGTGCTAATAATTAAATTCTCTGTCTCTTCTGCAGCACCACCATAAATTAATTTAAAGTGAACTCCTGCTGAAGGTGATGGCAAGGTTAATGTGCAGTTCGCTGACAATGCAGGAACTACAGAAACTCTACCACCATGAGTAGTTGCGGTTAATGAAATAGCTGTTGTATCAGCTAGTGCAACAGGTGTTACCTGCATACCGTTAGTGTCTAACGTAAATTCAGTGGTAACTGCTCCTGTTGTAGAATTTTTAGAAACGACCGTAAATCCGTTCTCGGAACGAACTGGACCGTTAAATGTTGTGTTCGCCATTTTTTCTCCTAAAGAAAATGTCTATCATCTTGGCTTGTCTGCTAGGTCAGTTGATAAACGTTAATAAATACCTAGAAATAAAAAAAGGGGAGCATAAGCTCCCCAAAGTTTTTAGCTTGAGCCTGGTGAACCAAAGATACCAAGTGGGTCAGATACTCCAAATGAATATCTTTCTCTTGCTTTATATCTTACGTTTCCAGTACTAAAGTCTCCGTCCATGCTTGTAGTCATTGGACTTCTGACAAAATGCTTCATGCCATCTGGAACATCAGTTGTGATGAAGAAAGCATTTGTATCAGTTAAATAATTATTAACTGAATAGCCTTCTGGTATCACACCGTTGCTCTTAATAGCATTGATGTCATTGTCAGCAGTTCCTATTCTATACTCGCTTTCGAGGAGTCTAGTAGCAACAAACTGCAAGTCTGTTGGAACGATTAATCGTCTTGGTCTTGCAGCAATTTTAAGTCCTCTTTCATCAGTCCACTTACTGATTTGAATGACTGCATCTTCTAAAGATGTTTCATTTAAGTCAGCACCTGTAGAAGGTCTGTTAGAGTTCTTACCACCGTTTACCAGTGGGTGTCCGTCACCACCTGTTACTCCGTCTCCATCGGCTGTGAATAGGTTTACACCATCGCCACCTTGGAAAGAGCTTGTGAATCCGTTATTCAATGGAAAAGCAGCTTTTACTTGCTTTGTGTAAGCCATAGCTCTTGCTAAAGCTTTTGTGTATCTAGCTGATAAACTTACGTATAAGTTATCTTCCATTGCTTCTTCTGTGACACTGTAGCCTAAAGCTATAGTCTCATGTGTATAACGAGCCACAAAAGATTCTTGAGCCACATCGTAAGATATAGCAGCACCTTCATCTTTCACGGGAGCAGCACCAAATCCAGACAGCTTTAACTCTTCTTCAAAACTTCTATCAGAGTTTTCAGTTGTATAAATTTGCTCGTGCTGATTCTCGTACATAGTGTACTCTTCACCAAACAGGGCGTTTAAGCCTGGAAGGAGTTGTTTAAGTTGATTTGCTCTTGAAATACTAGCCATTATTTACTCCTTAACCTATACCTGTTGTGTTTAATAACTGATGTCCTACATTGAACATCACCAATACGTCAGTATTACTGTCACCAATTTCACTATCAGGACCTTCGACAAAGTCGATAATCTTTAATGGTAGTGTATTAGTTGTAGCA